AACGTACAAGGTTATTTGCAGAATTCCCAGCGTATTCTGATCGTCGTAATGACGCAGCACTACAATCGGAAGCTGATGCACGAAAACCTAAAACACTTGCTGGTGAACGCAGTGTCTTAAACAGACCTACGCGTGTTGATGAAGCGCAATGGATGTTAGGTATTACGAATAACGGTTACGTTGTTCCGGTAAAACGGGAAACGTTTGATAAGCGTTTACCAGCAGATATTGAACGTGAAGACAATCCTAAATCACAGAATTACTACAAAGCACTTTTTTACAAGATAGATAATAATCTGTCAGCGTATCGAGACGTACTGACAGATTCGCAGACTGATCGTGTGTACACCTACACAAAAGACGGAAAGACATTTTCCGGTAAGTTAGGTGACATTATGGTCAAAGATTCAGGCTTAGGTAATGCAGACTATGAGATTAAACCGGGTATTAAAGTTACTGGTTGGAAAGAATCCTACGTTGATGTTGACGGAGAAAAAATTACACGGGAGTTCAGTGGAGATCATATTAAACATGGAACATTAGCAATCGAACCATGGAATTTAGAAAAACGTTTACGTACATCAAACATTGGAAATAAAATTGCTGTTGATCCGTCAAAAATCAAGAAGGCAATTGAACCGCCATTTCCAGATTTTGGGAAAAAAGCTGTTGGTGATTTTCCGTTAAAACAAGGAGACCGACTTGGATTCCGCGTTGACGGTAAAGACTTTTGGATTGGGCGTAAAGATTATCTAGATGTTGTTGATCAAATGCGCTCCGGAAAATTAAGCACAAGAGATGTCAAGGAAATTACAGCAGCGTTAATTAGTAAGGTTCGTATTAATGCAGCGAAATTAAAAGAAGAAGGATTATTGGGTCACACTGCAAGACCGGGATTTGCAACAGATATTGCAGCAAGGGTTAAGTCAGACAAAGGTGGATCTGAAGGCGTGTCAATTCCTGAAGACGTACAAGACAAAATTATTAAAGAAGCTGAATCTGCTGGATGGAATGGCATTACAAAGTCAGGTGCTAAGAAAGGCACAATTGCATTTTTGATGGCATTATTTGGTATTGTCCGTGACGAATATTTAGCTGGTAGGCGGGAAGGACGTGAGCAACGTGGACTCTGATTTTGCAACATATGCTACCAATTTGATAAAGCAAAACTTTAACAAAAAGACTTGGCCTCGCCTTATGGGTGAGGCTGGGTCCTATTTTTGGAATCGTTTGCCAGATCATGCTGATCGCCTTACAAAACCGGGTATGCGAAACAAAATAAATGCTGCAGTCGGAAATGCCATGTCGGAAGGTACAAACTGGGCTAGTGATGCATTATTACAAATGGGGCTAACTGCAGCAGATGTAGCAGCGGCACCTGAGACTGGTGGTGGTTCAATTATAGCTCACCCTATTGTTTCATTTGTTGCTAATCAAATGAAGGATGCAGCACAGTCATATTTTATTGATCCTATGCTTTATGAGTTTGCTGATAAGGGTGTTGACTTAGGGCATCGTATACCAGTTCCTAAAAGTTATTACGGAAGTCCATTGCAGAAAAACGTGCAGGTAGTTGACAAGAAAATAACTAATGCAGCGCAATACGTTTCAGATAAACATCCACGAAACATAATAAATCGCGCAGCCGGTAAAGCTGCGCATGAACTTGGGGTTAGACATGAAAAAGGTAATGGTAAGTAAGTAAGTAGGTAAGTATAGTATAGTGTAACAATGAATACTGAATCCGTCAGAAGTATAAAAGGTGTCAATGGCGGTGTCATAAAATTATGTAATGCATCGACATCAGAGGGTGAGCAGTGCAAGCGTCCTGCGTTGCATGGTAGAGACTTTTGTCAATTTCATGGCGGTAAAACTTTAATAGGAAATGAATCACCGGTTTTTCGCACCGGGTTATGGTCACAACAACGTAAACGGTTTTCAACAGTAGCACCAGAGTTACTGGATAAAATTAACGCATTTCGTGACGACCCTGAATTAATGTCATTGCGAGATGACACTGCATATATTACTGCGGTGTTAGATGAACGAGCAGCAGCTGCTTCAGAAGGTGTTAGTTTAGCACTTTATGAATTATTGCGTGATCAATATGCAGTATGTAAAGCATCTCCACCAGAAGCCTTTGATAAAGAGTTTCGTAAGTTAGGTAAATTAATCAATGATGGCATTGATGCACACAAAGCTAGTGATGAAGTTATAGATCTAATTAAAAAACGTGCCGATGTTATTGAGACAGAACAACGTATGGCGCATGCAAAATCGTATACGCTTGAAGTTGACCAAGCTTATAGTTTAGTAATGCAGGTATTTGACGTTGTAAAGAAAACGATTAGAGACCCAGAGTTAATACGTGCCATATCTGAGGGAGTTACTAAATTACTTAAGGTACATCAGCAATTAGATGAGGATATTTTAGATGCAGAAGTTGTCGATTAACACACGTGCAACTCCACGTAGTCTTAAGAAATTTGTGCGCCCCGGCAAAGACTTGTCTGTGGCCCTTTTAGAAGCACTCCAGTCACAGCTAACAGAGTATGCAGATACTGGTGCATTTGATGGTGGCTCGGCATATCCAATTAATGGTCATGATTTATCATATGCAGATTGGTTGCGTGTTTACGCACCGCAGGCTGCGTCTTCTAAAATGGGTGAACATCACATTAGAGCTTGGGAATGGGCGGAGAAGTTAGAGTCTGGTGTTGCACCTCCTGCACTTATTGAATGTTGGTTTCGTGGTGGTGGAAAAAGTACCACAATGGAACTTGTCTCCAGTCGCTTAGCAGTCAAGGCGAGCCGTAGGTTTTTATTGTATGTGTGTGCTACACAGGATGCAGCAAATAGACACGTTAGTGATATTGCAACAGTAATGGAACGTTGTGGTATTGAGCGTGCTGTTAACCAATATGGGTTTTCACGTGGTTGGAATGCACAAAAGTTACGCACTGCTAACGGATTCAATGTTTTGGCATTTGGGTTAGATACTGGCGCTCGTGGTGTCAAGTTAGACCACCTGCGTCCAGACATGATTATTCTTGACGACATTGATGAATTGGATGATTCGGTTAACGCTGTAGAAAAAAAGATTCGTACAATCACAGCTACAATTCTTCCTGCAAAAAGTGTTGACTGCGCAATTGTATTTGTACAAAACCGTATTCACGCCAATAGTGTAATGTCACGTGTTCTTTCTGGTGAACTTGATATGCTTCAGGATCGCATCCAATCACCAATTATTCCTGCAATTTACGATCTTCTATATGAGCCAGTTGAAAAAGAAGACGGCCGAATGGGATGGAAGATTACGTCTGGAACTGCAGCGTGGGAACACAAGAATATAAATGTTTGCCAAAAAGAAATAGATGACTTTGGGCTAATATCTTTTCTCCGTGAGTGTCAGCATGACGTTGGTGTTGGCGGAATTTTCTTTCCGCAGTTTAAGCCAATTGATAGCAACGGTAAGGATTGGCACGTTGTAGATCATATTGATGTACAGCCATGGTGGAGGTTTTGGGGAAGCCACGACTTTGGTACTGGAGCACCTGCGTGTTTTATTTTATATGCAAGTGATGAGCGAGAAAATATCTATGTCCTCCATGAATACTATGAAGCTGGCAAGACTAGTAGTATGCAAGTCGATGGAGTGCTAGAGTTACTTAAACGTTACAAGATTGCTGAACCTAAAAATAAGGCAATGCAAAATGGATCCTATAACACAAAGTTAGAAGCAATTGCTTTTGACTGGGCGAGTACTTTTCCACCTGAAAAGGTTGACCAACGAGTTGGTGAATACCCTGTAGAAGTTTGGTGGGAACGTGGTTTGCCAGCTGTAAGGGCAGTTAAAGATCGTAAAGCAGGTTGGAGTAGGGTCAAAGAATGGCTCATGGCAAGCGAAATGGTGGAAGGACAGGTTAAGCCAAAGTTTGTTATACAACGAAGTGGTTGTCCTAATTTAATTAAGCAACTATCTGACACGATGACTCACACAAAAGACGCTGATGAAATTGACTCTGGGACACGAAATGATCACGCCATAGACAGCTTGCGTTATGGATTGATGTGGCGCGAGCATCCTGTGCGGTGTCCTGAAGTAGAAGAAAAAGAAAAGAATCAGCAGAAAAATAAACCATCGTGGTTACAAGAAAGAAAGTTAGATGAATGGTTGTAGTACTAGTCCTAATTCTTTTGACCTTAGTGTTTTTAGTAGTAGTTAATATCGGTATTTATAGAATACTTACAGATATTAAAAACATAAAGATATACTCAAAAGAAATATATGACCGTGAAGGGTGGTTGTAATGTACGATATTAGCAAACTCTCGTCGATGGTGTCTGGCAACCGTCCAAAGCTGTCAATGTTTGAAAAGCCAAACAATCAAGGTACGGTTGGTTCAACAGAACTTACCGACAGAAAACTTGAGGATAAAAATAATTTAAATCTAGACGTGCAACCAAAAGACTGGAAGGTTAATGAGTTAGAACAACCAGAAGAAGCAAAGAAGGTTGTAGCTTTTGTCCAGTCTCAGTTTGACAGTGCTCAGAAATCTCGATTGGACATGGAGTTGGAGTGGGCGTTAGCTACAGCATTTTTTGAGGGTCGTCAATGGTTACGTATTGCTAGTCAAGGTAGAAATCTTATTAGATTACAAAACCCAAATGAACCAAATCGTTACATGACGGTCAATAAGTTGCGACCACTTATTGATGGTGTAGTTGGCAAGTTGACACAATGCGCTCCAGACGCAACGGCTGTTCCTTTGTCGGATAGTCCACAAGATCGCGCTGCAAGTGATGAAGCTAACTATATAGCAAAGCATTACAATCGCAAGTTTGGTAGAGAAACACAAACCAAAGAGCGTGTACGTTGGGCTTGTGTATGTGGAACATCTTTCCTTAAAGTGTTTTGGGATAGTCGTAAACAACAAGTTGTTCCACAATTAGATGTTGATGGACAAAGTGTTGTCGGTCACGTTGAGATGCGTGTTGGTGATGTTGTTGAACAGATACTGCCAGCATTTGACGTCTACATTGACCCATCAGCAAAACGTGATGACGATGTTAGATGGATGATCCATGCAATGATTAAACCGTTGTCATGGTTTGTAGATTCATACGGAGAAGTCGGCAAGAAGGTTGAGGCCGATGCTATGACTGGGCAGTACTCTGGTTATGTTGATGCATATCTAGATGGTGCCAATGCCGGTGGACGCGGATGGGTACCTCCAGCATCATCAACAATGAATAGTACAGAAAAGCGAAAGAACGCGGCTGTAGTTTATGAATATTGGGAAAAACCAACAAAGCTATATCCAAATGGTCGATATATTGTTTGCACTCAGGCTACATTATTATATGCTGGTCCATGGCCATACAATAAAAAAGATTCATTCCCATTTATTCCACTACGTTGGCAGCCACGAGCTGGAACTCCATATGGATATAGTCTAGGATTTGATTTAGTTTCATTGCAAAGTACGTATAATCGAATTTACAGTAGACTGCTAGAGCAGTTTGAAGCACAAAAAGACTATCTACTTATAGAGCGATTATCAGCAGTTGGAGCTGATGCTTATGACAAAGAAAGCGACACAGTAGAAGATAAAAACAGAATCTATCGAAAAGTTTACTACGATCGTGGCAGTCGTCCACCTGCTGTGCAACGAGCACCCGGCATTGGATCAGATTTATTCCCCCTGCTTCAAATGATTGAAAAGGACATGATGGACGTAGCTGGCCTTCATGACGTAAGTCAAGGTATGGCGCAAGCTGGTACGCCAGCTGAGTCTGTTCGTCTATTGCAAAAAGCAGACAACACACAGCACTCATATGTAAGAGCTGATATTGAAATTAGTAATGCAGCAATCAAAGAATGGGAAGTAAGTTTAATTGAACAGTTTGCAATTGTCCCCTTTATCGGAAACATCGAGGGAGGAATGCTACCCAGAGACCAAATACAGCAGGGCGTTATGCGCTTTGATGCTTTGCGCAATGGTGGCAGGTATAGGATTGTTTATTTACCCGGATCTAGTATGGACGAAGGACCGGATCAGAGATTAAACAAATACGCAACGTTACGTCAGATGGGTGTGTTTGGTGACCCAATGGACCCAGCGACAAATAGGTTGTTCGTGCAATTAGTTAACATGCCAGAGACAACAAAAATTCTTGACCACTTGGATGAACAAGAACAAAAGATGGCTGAAGCACAACAACAGCAAATGATGATGCAACAAGAAGCACAAGTTGCACAACAGCAACAACAACAAGAAGTGTTGCAATTCAACATGCAAGTTGAACAGGCAAAGGCACAGATTGAAGTTGAAAAGATGAAGGCTGAAATTGCCGCAAAACTTGAGGCTGATATTGCATTAGCAACTGCTAAGGCTGGCCTTGAGGCGCAATCTAACGAAGATTACGCAATGGTTGACATCGGTAAGCAATATGCAATGAATGATTTTTCACCGGAATCTGGCATTCTAGAAAATGAAGGAGTATAGTTTATATGTCTGAAGAGATGGTGATACGCACCTCTGATTCACCAGTAGAGGCACCAGACACACGCGGGTTTAGTGAATTGCTAGTCAATGAGTATTCGGGAGCCACCGAATCTGAAAGTGCAACGGCGTTAAATAGCACAGATGACCAGTCCGATGCATTAGACTTTTCTTGGTTAGATGAAATTAGCAATGAGCGACCAGACCATGAATCGGTCGTAAGGCAAAAATTAACGGAAACGTTAACTGCTCAGAAGACTCCAGAAAATGTACCGTATGAACGGTTCAGAGAAGTAAATGAGCAGGCTAAGGCAGCCAAAGATGTTGTTGCTAATTACGAGAAATGGGCTGACGTAATACAAGCTCTTGAGGCTGATGGATATAAGTCGGGAGACGACTTAAAAAATCTATGGGCACAACAACAAGAGCAAGCGCTTGAAAATCAAGTACGACAGAAGTACTCGGAGATGGCACAGGCAAACATTTTGTCTGAAGATGCTGCAAGAGTGTCGGCTGATCTTGAAATTCAACGCATGAAATACGATCAACTTGTTTCTCAAATGGAACAAGCAAAGCGAGTTCAGCAACTTGACCAAGCATATCGTGATTATCCGTATGCTAGGCGTGGTGAACGCATTGTTCAAAATCTTGTCCAACGTGGAATCGATCCAGTTGAAGCTGTGTCATATGTACACGCAGAACTATCTAATCTTGCGGAATCTATTGTCCCAGAATTAGCTAGTTTATTTGAAGCGCAACAACAGGTTCCAATTCCAATCGACACTTCTGAATCTGCTCAACCATTAGTTCAAGAGGCTACACCTACACGAGGTATAGGTGGAGTTTTCAGTAGATTAATGGGTATTGGTAGAAACAACAACGGTATTTAAGGAGCTAAGAAATGGCTATTGATTTCAATGGTGCCCTTACATTAGCGGATCAGGCAATCTTGTCAAATGACCCGCTTGTCAAGGAAATCACAAAGAGTTTGCATCAGACGTGGAACGCAGTAAAGGACATCCCTTTCTATACTTCCCCATCTTTACGACAGATTGGTATGCGTTATACCAACAGTGGTATTCCTACTCCTAACTGGACAGGTATTAACTCTGAGCCACAGGCAGTTAAGGGTAAGCCAAAGCAGTACGAAGAGCAGATGTTCTTACTGCGCAACAAGATCACTATTGATAAGGTTCTTCTCGATCAGCCTAACAATATTATTGATCCTGTAGATGCACAGGTACAGATGTTCTTAGAGGGTTTTGCTTATGACTTTAATGACAAGTTCATCAACAATGACCCTACAAGTTCTGCTCCGGGTAACTCACCAGATTGTTTTCCGGGATTACGGTATCGTTTAAATAACCCGACGCAGTTTGACATGGCGTCAGACATGACTATCAACTCGGTTGCTGACATGTCGTTAACTACGTTACTTGGAACTGGTGGATCTGCTCAGGCAAACCGTTTCATTTATGACTTGCAAACCTTGTTTGACAACATGAATGCACCAGATGGTGACGGTATCGTTTTATACACATCTGAGGTTGGCAAGCGTATTATTGAGGCTGCAATTCGTGTTATGGGCATTGGTAGTGGTTTTGATATTACTCAGGATAACTATGATCGTCCTGTAGAAATGTACAAAAATGCAAAGATTCGCGTTGTTGGGCGTAAGGCTGATGGTTTGACATCAGTAATTCCAAACGACGTCAATCTTCCAGCGACCACTGTAAAATCCGATGGTTCTGTTGGTGCAATTGCGAGTACTACTGCTATGTATGCAGTTCGTTATGGAACTGGATATGTTCAAGGATGGCAACCAAAACCATTTAAGCCAGAAAACCTTGGGCGTTCACAGGAAAACGGCATCATGCACAACATTCTATTTGAATGGGGTTGTGGTCTTTGGATTCCTCACACCCGTGCAATTGGACGCTTGAATTTCAAGGTCGCATAATAAGGAGATACTATGGCAAGGGATTTTAAATTAAACTTCCGTTTTGGATCTGGCGTACTTGGTGCGTCTGGTGGAACGGTTGCAGTACCCGGAACTAACGTTACGTCATTTGTAACATCATTTGCTGGTTATACTGGCACTGCTGCACCAACTGGTAACACGGCGTCGAACAATATGCTTTCATGTCCGTTAGCTTGGGGTGGTTATACTCAGACTGCAATTGGTTCTGGAGCTGCATACGCCGAAGACGTACCTAACGGCGGTCAGGTGTTACATGGGCATACAAGTCGCAACGACATGTTTGTTATTGTAGATGCTGTAGCTGCTACTGCTCTCGTGGCGCCACATACATTTGTAGTTCAAGGATCTGATGATTTAAACAACTGGGTTCAGATTGGTACTGCAGAAACAACGTTACCGGGTACAAACCCGTCAAACGGTACAGTTGCTTGTACTATTTCTGCAGGTACTTATCCAGTTCTTACGTCAAGCAGTGCTACTACTGGACATGGATTACAACCCGGCGATCTGCTAGTTGTAACAGCTGCAACTACTGTTAACTTCAATAATGGTCATGAATCAGTGGCTGCTGTTGTAGGAAACGTAGTTGAGGTTGCTACTGTACCGTCTCTTCCAGTTGGAACTACTGATGGCAAGCCTACTACGTTTACAATTAAGTATCCGGGTCCACATGGAGCTACGCTTAAGAGTAATGCGTTTGTGTTATCAACGCTAACTACAGTTGCTACGGGAACACCAGCACTTACATTCACTAAGTGTGCTACATCTGGATCTAGTGTTGGTGGTCAAATCATGATTCCTCTGGCACCATCGGCAAAGCCATATATTCGACTTGCAGCTTATGGTGGAGCTGGCGGTACAGGTGTTGCTGTGTTACGTGATGCGTATCTTGCAATTGCACGTACTGGCGTCGCTAGGTAACTAATATGACTCTAGGTCAAATTAAACAACGAATACGTATGATGGGTCGAAATTATTTTGGCTCGGAAGCTGACCGTGATCCATTTGGCCTAGAGTTTGTTATCTTTGAAACTGCCAATCAGATATGTCGTAAAACCGACTGTCTAGTTGGCAGAAGATATTTAGATTTAGATGCAGGTGTATCTGATTACTGTGCGCCTGACATTTACAAAGTCAGAGTTGTCAAAATTAAAGACAACGATGGCGATTACTTTCAACCACAGTTATATAACTTTAGTAATCAGATGGTTGATGAATACAGATACCGTGATCAACAGGCTATACCTGAAGTTATAGCAGTACGCGGTATGAATGCTATTAGTGTTTATCCAGCACCATTAGCAAATATTACACAAGGTTTACTGATTGAGGGTTATGCACAACCCGGAGAATTCTGGGTTTACGATTCTCTAGGCACAGCTTTACCAAACACAGACGCATCCGAATGTCCATTACCAGATGTGGCGCAGGACTGTCTTGTATATGGATCACTATATATGCGCTGTTTACAAATGCGTGACGGTGATGGAATACAATTATTTAAAACAGAATACTTAGATAGACTTGGCGCTGTTGAATCCTACGCTGCAACGTATACGAGGAGGGCAATCTAATGCCTGTTGGATTTACCGACCTCCGATTCGAAACACTTAGACTACTAAATGAAACAGATCTTTCTGTTGTAGGAGAAATTGCTACTGGTGATGGAGCTACTGGTACAGCTGGTGCTACATATACAATTTCTTCAGACGAAGGATTAGTTGACTATTTAAATGAAGGCGCCATTGAAATGTGTCGCACATGTTGCTATATAACAGGTAGTCAAACTATTGCAACATCAATCCGCACCTTGTCGTATGCGTCTTCAACTGTATGGTTCCCTACTCATGCCCGTGTAGGTTCAGCACGATTGATTCATTGTGGCGAACAAGAACTTGGGATGTACGATCAGGATTATCCAACAGTAACAGGAACGCCAACTTATTGGTATCGCGTTGGCCCATATGATATTGGTTTGTATCCAGTTCCTACAACAAGTACTAATGTAGTTTTAACCGGAGCAGCCATACCTGCAATAATCACAACCGCATCCGGTACATTTAGTTTTGCGCCAGACGATGTTCTACTTAAAGCTTTACCTGCATATGCTGCTGCAAAACTAGCATTAAAGAATTTTGATGACCCGTCATTAGTAGGTCGATCATTCTGGAAAGACTGGTACGACATGGCTAGATTGACTTTATGGCAGCAACTTGACACATCATTAAAAATGCCCGGTGGAATATTTGCCGTACCGCCTGTAAACGTTTCTGGTGGAAAATAAAGA